GTTGCCATGTAGCGTCATAACCATCATCTTTACGCCATTTGCGACTTGACTCAATCGCCATCTTTTGTTTCTTGAGATAATCTCCCAAATTTCTGCGTGCCACTATTCTGTGTCCTTTTGTCCCTCATGCCAACCAATATGGTTGTCCAATTTGCTACCTATTCTGTCCACCTTATTGCCTATTGTGCGCAATAAAATTCTGCCCTCCGCATGTTGTTCGGTATTCTCTTTACGCAACTTCTGTAATACCACAACTACTGGACCTGTGATTACAGCAACGATTATAGGAACCCAAACTTGCGACATATTACATCCAGTTAGTTACAGGCTCAGCCTGCACTCCATTGATAGCGGCATCAGCAACGATTTTACGCTGTTTCTCGGCAATAGTATCACCGTGAAAGTTGTCCTTGCCATACCTAAATCCGATATGAATCCCCTTGATATGGCACTTGAAGCAAATCTCACCACGGTGAGGTTTCTGCTCAGAATAGAACTGTGTTCCACAAGTTTCGCATATAAATTCCATCATAATAGATATATCTGTTCCCTAAAAGTTAGAAAGGAGTGCGATTGCGCACATTATGTGCGCCAATAAAGGTTTTTTGTGCAGGTCTGTTGTCCATAATATGGTTTTCCCACCACAAAAGACTATTTGTTGGTGGGGCAGTATCCTGACGGTATTCTGGAAGCCACACATATTTCAACATTTGGTTGCAAATAGCCAACGAAATAACCCTGTCGTCATGAGGACTACCAGCAGTCTTGCCATTCTCCTTACGGACAAAGGTCCGCAACTCGGCAATCGTTAAACGGTCATAAACCTCAATAGCATTATCACGCAAAGCAGCAGATAACTCGTCAATCATCAACGGTTTGGTCGTTGCGCTAGTGCGCCAACCCAAAATATCCGTAGCCTCAGGACGAACATGCGCCAAACGGCGCTGCTTATAAATGTTCTTATAGCCATACTTCTGAATAGCCTTAAGAGTGGTTAAACCGTGGTTGTTATTTTCAACACCCAACAAAGCATTATTATACCACCAACCCAATTCAGACAACAGTTCACCAAATAAGTCTGGCTCAATGCGACCATGCCAAGTAGCAACAACAATCCCAGTATCAGCCTGAATAATATGCGCAGAACTATAGTCACCATAACTTAAACCTTCAGCGACATCCGCCCCAATCACATAAACAGACTCATGTCTAGGGAAATCCCACACCATCATTTCACCATTGTCGCTGTGACGAAATTCACCAGCACCATCAGAATATAAATGGTAATATCCTCGTGCTGGCTCAACAATAGTCATATCATCCAGCATCTGTGTGTCAAACACGGGATTACCCGACTTGATAAACGCTTCCTCAGGGAATGTTGGATACTCTTGATGCAACTGCCATGGACTCATGTTTGCGGCTTTAGCATCATACCAATCTTGTCCACGCTCACCATCAGCCGACCAAGGGAAAAAGATACCCTTAAACTTGTTGGCTCCAGTTTGGGAGCCAACCCATAACTGATGATAAAAGTTACCAGAACCATTAGCAGTGGACAAACCAATCACTCGTCCGCCGACATCCGCTACAGGCTCAATAGAAGCCCACGCTTCCTCAGCGTTAGGCAAAAACGCCCACTCGTCCACAATAACCAAATACACCGACTCACCACGAGCAGGGTCATTGCTAGATGGCAAAGACTCAATAGCAGACTCGTTATCAAACACCATCTTCAACTGATGTTCAGTAACTTGCTTAGGTCCTCGTTCACGCATCCATAACGGCAAGAAACGATAACCATACTTAGCCTTGGCTAATAACTTAACAGATTCACGCTCAGTGCGTGATAACATAACAATAAAACGGTCACTGGCAAAATATGCTAACCAAAAACTATAGGCTGCTGCCAAAGTAGAAAACCCAATCTGACGGGCTTTCAAAACAATACTATAGCGTTCAGACATCCAAACACGAATAGTTTCACGCTGCGCAGTGCGTAACTCTAGGTTGATTCTCCCATGACTAGGATGCTTAATATACCAATACTTAGAGCAGAAATATGCAAACGCTTCTAGTTGCTGTTCAACTGTAGCGTTTTCTGGTCCACGACATTTACGCCATTCAGACTCATTTAATAGTTCAGTTAATTCCATCTGGCTTCCCGCCCCAAGGTCCCCAACCATCACCATAACGGTTATCAGCATAATCGTAAATAGCCATCATAGCCTTACCACTAACAATAGGATTATACAATTCTTTACATTTTGTTAAGACACCAGCATCCTGAAGAAAACCTTGCTTAGTGTACCTGTTTGGCTTGCACCAAAACTTGTTAATTTGAAATAACCCAATAGACCCACCATTAGGGTCATCACGGTTAATCACCGATGCGTTGCATCGTGATTCACGCCACATAATATAATCCACCTCGTACATCATGTCCCTGCTATCAGAAACCATCTCTATAATAGAATACTGGTTCCTACATTTAATAGTGGGATAACTTTTAGCGTGGACAACAACTGGTGAAGCCAACAAAGATATGGCAATAGCCATCAAGATTATTTTCTTCATACTACCATCCTAAATGACAACAGTCATCCATCGGGGATATTACTTAAACAAAGCCTTAAATGCCTCGTGGACCTTCTTCGGGTCATCTGCAAACTCTGGTGACAATTCTAGGTGGTACCAGTCACCATTCGGCGCACCCGTCAGGGTCGCCTTAGTGTATTTATTCCAACCTTTGCGAGTGCACTTATAACCACGCCCATAAGGTTTAGGGAAATAATCCAACACTAATTCTACACCCAACGCATCAGCGTTGGCAACAATCATTTCAATAATCTTGTTGGCTTCTTGACGGGACTTTCCACGCCAACTTAAGTCCATAGCCCTACCCGTTGAGTGAACACTAAGGTATTGTGGCTTTCCTTTAATTGAGCGAACGCCCCAAGTCCCATTATTCCAAAGGTTGCCCTTGGATAGTAGTGAGACATGTTTCACAAAGGCTTCTGTGCCTTTGCGTTTACCTTTGGCTATCCCATCGGATACGCCAGTATATTTCAAACTAGGTCGTCCTCGTTAGGGATTTCGCTGAACAATGCTTCATCGGTTTTGCGGTTCTCTGCCCGTTGGGCGTATTCGCCCAACCCCAGCGCAGACAAAGCAAATGCGACAACGGTTTCAGTTGGTACATCTGGTACCAAAAAGGAAGCGACCAAAGCAACAGCAGAAGAAACAAACGCCGCTATACGGACAGGGTTGTTGTAAACAAAGGCTTTAATCTTATCCATACTATAGGCTGGTTGTTCCCTATCTAATATATCAGAAGGTTATAGTTCCAGTACCTGAAGTAAATGTGTAAACATGAAATCCTGGACGACTAACACTAGAATATGTTACAGAAAGACTACCGTCAAAAGATTTTATTGTTGAGAAATTGCTTGGATAAGCAATAATTACAACACCCAAACCACCATTCGCACCGAAACTTACAGAGTTTCCGTTTCCACCACCCCCACCACCACCGCCACCAGTATTTGGGGTTCCAGCAACAGCGTCATTAGACAAACTTACGGCACCTGCACCACCTCCGCCATTTCCACCAGATGACCTAGGGTAACCATCATGTGACCCCCCTCCACCACCACCAGCCCTGAAAACAGAGGTTCCAGTAATAGATGATGCTATTCCAATTCCACCTCTAGCACCAGAAGTATTTGCCCCGCCAGCACCTGCACCACCAGTTTCCTGATATGTTCCATAATCGCTTAAAGCAACTGCGCTAAATCCTTGATTTGCTGTACCAGAACCTGCTCCAGCACCACCATAACCGCCACGACCTCCTCCAGAGCCACCAGAACTTGCTGCTTGACCAGTCCAAGAACCACCATTACCACCACCAAGCGAAACAATACTACCTAAAGAACTATTCCCTCCTGCTGTAGCCAAGTTGGTTCCAGAAAAAGACATAGTTCCGTTATTGTAAGCACGATTTCCACCGACACCAATTGTTACTGTATATGCGGTACCTGCAACTATGGACATTTGTGGCTCCGCCGCAGAGTTACCGCCAGAAGTTCCATCAGATGTGCGATATCCTCCCGCACCGCCACCACCGCCAACCCAAGTACCACCGCCACCACCGCCACCAATGACAAGATAATCTATAGCAGTTGGTGGATACACCGTTGGAACATGAGAAGCAGTAGTCCTACCGCTAATGTAACCAAACAAATTTTGTGCACCAGAAGTGCTGACATAACCAACTGGTCGTGCCATAAATTACTCTGCTAGTAAATTAACAGGTGCAACAAACTCATCAAGAACAGCATCATATGTGCCACCAATAATAGCGTACATTTTGCGAAACTTGGAATTATATGATGTTTGTTTCCAAACACCATTTATGTCAATTGATGCAAGAAATTGTTGACCAACAATTTCCGACTCTGGAAACTCTAAATCACCACAATCAGAATTGTTTACAACAAT